GTCCGGTGTCCTGAACGAATTATTGACTTCCATGTCACTGCTCCTCGGATTATTTTCAGCATCAGTGTCTGTTTCAGTTGCACTGGTCAACACGTCTGATAGTGTTCCTTTTGCTCCCTCAAACTTCACGGTCTTCACAACTTTTCTGAACGACACATCACTCAGACTTCTGATTTTGATTATGTTTTCTTCTTCTCTTGATAGAGTATCAATCCTATTCAATAAAAAGTCTCTTGATACAAACATTTTGTCTCGAATTCTCTTCAAAGTTTTTGTCATTTTCTTAGTATCGTGATCGCACCTTGTGATATATGACCTGAATGTCCTGATTTGATCATTGTACTTTTGAGCATTCATGTAGTACTCAGGATCTCTCTGATCTAGAGCTTTAAGTTCTGATTCCATTCTCATTAAATTCGTTCTATCCTGGATCTGAGATTTCGAAATCAACTCCTTCACTCTTTTGATCTTGTTTATTTCTTTTGCTGATTGAACCATCATTGGATAAAAGACATCATCCACACTTGCCATTTCATTCTTGAGTATAGATAAGACATATTTTGATTCTCTGTCCTTCAGCATCATCATAGCTCCTGTTAGAACACTCATTTGTTCAGTCTTGTCGTAAAAGTCACAAGTTGCAGATATGGTTTCGTCCAATATACTGCTTTTGTCCCTTGTTATGTGATTTAGGATGATTGAGTCAATGTTGTCTATCTCAGCTCTAAGCATAACCTCCTCTTTCATCAAGCTCTTGATCTTCTTTGACACCATTGTTGTCTTCATGGATTTCATGTTTCCAGTCCTTATGGGTCTATCAACCAATCTTATTCTATCATTATCCAGATAAATGAAAGCATTGTGTATCCTGAAATCTATTTCAGAGAGTTTGGTCTTGTTTGCATCACTCACTATCAAACAGCATCCTGGCAAATGACTGAATGATTTCCTGAAATGTTTTCCATTCCATAAGAACTTTTCTGATCCTGGGTTGAGATCTATCTGTGGTTTGTCAATTGTTAAGAACATTTCCTTGATTTGAGCAAGAATCATTTTAGAATACAAGCTGAATTCAGATAACGAGTTGACAACGATTTTATTCACACTTGTATCATGAATGTACATCTCCACTATTAGTGTTCCTATTTCCATTTTATAGATTCCATTTCCTCGATATGAGTTCGAAGCCTGATCGTATGTCTGTCTTTGAACAAATGTTCCAAGCACACCTCCTCCAATGAGTTTGAAATAGTGAACGAATGGTTTGCCATTCACATAATCATATTTTTTTGTCTTCCATTCTGCAAACAGCAAGAACGACAACCATTTTCTCTCGTTTTTGTCAAGAGATGGCACAACACCACTCTTGAGTCTGTTCAGCAAATTCATGTTCTCTGAATGCTTTGACAAAACAATGTTCATAACATCCTTTCTGTCTGTGTATGAAAGGGGCATGTTGCCTATGAGATACATATCTTGTTTTGCCATACTCAAAAGAGTCACATCATCTCTGAAGAGTTTTGTGAACTTCACATTTGAGTTTTCAATCAGTTTTCCTGATAGATCATATGAATGAATGATTATGTTTTTGATTGTGGACTCTATTGTGTCTTTCCTTCTTGCACTAGTAAGCACTCTTACTGTGAATGCATTCGGATTCTGACTCTTAGCAAAGGAATACAAAGATGTGCTGGTTTTGAACGAACAGGAATTATCCTTGAGTGTTGCTTCGTAATCTTTATGTAACCATGGGAAAATTTTCTTGTATATTCCCCAAGAGTATTCAATCTCACTTCTTGAGTGAGTGAATCTAACTCGATCTGGGAACCAGACTTGCGATAAAGTCGACATGAAGTCGATCGGTGCCAAATTAGTGTTTCTCACTATTCTCAATGTCAAGAATTTCTTCACTCTAAAAGAAGATGTCACCTCTAGAGTCCAGGCTGATATGATGTCCTTATAAAGTTTGAAAATGTTTTCAAACAAGACAGATGTTGGAAACATGATACTCATATCTTCCATCTTTAACCTGGCATTCGGATCTAATTTCGCATCATTTAGGATTCCTATCAATGATTGCTTTGTGATCTTAACTTCAGACCCTGTCAGATTTTCTCTCCTTGAACATGATGGGAAATTAAGTATGAATGCTGATGAGGCGTATCTTTTGTTTGGAGATAGGAAACTGAAATTATTTGCTGATGAAGGTGTATGAGCTTTCAACAATATTGAAGCTAATGAATCATGAAGTGATCTGCTAACTCCCCACAATGATCCTGGATTTGATTCATAATGTTCTCTAAATGCAAAGTTTCCAAAATTCTCAGAAACAAAATGATCTAATGATTCCAAGAATTTTATCCATTTCTCTCCTCCTCCAAGTAAAATGTAAGTCTTGATGCTAGCCATGCCATTTTCATTAAATTCCAAGCCGTCCTTTGAAAAACAATTGAACTCTAGACTGTTCATACGATCTATCCTGCTCACACAGATGTAATGACAGAATTGCAGTCCCATTATTCCGCATATCATATCTGGTTCCATCAGGAAGTACCCATACATCACAGAGGGCTTTCTGATCATGAGTGTCTTCATAATAGGAAAGCTTGATCTATTTGAAAACAGACCTAG